ACGCAAAATGTAATTACATTGATATTTTCTCTGCAGTAAGAACCTGGGATTGTATTTTATATAACCAACTACTAAAGAAAAATATTATTGTCCACCAGCGAGAGGATAAACCTGGTAGACAAATTGCAGGCGCATATGTTCAGGAACCTGTTCCCGGAAAGTATAATTGGGTGGTATCATTTGATGCGACAAGTTTGTATCCAAGTATTATTATGCAATATAATATGTCTCCAGAAACACTTGTTAATACTCCAAAACACTTTGACATACAAATTAAGGATCTTCTTAAAGGCGAGGATGACTTATCAGATTTGCAAGAATCCGATTATTGTATGGCATCTAATGGTAGATGTTTTACGAGAACTAAACAAGGTATCTTCCCTGAAATTGTTCAAAAGTTATTTAATGATAGAAAACAGTATAAGAAGTTAATGCTTGATGCACAAGCCGAATATGAGAAAACTAAAAATCCTATTTGGCAAAAAGAGATATCGAAGTATAACAATTTTCAGATGGCTCGAAAGATTCAGATGAATTCTTTATTCGGTGCCTGGGCTAATGAGTATTTTAGATTTTATGATTCTAACATTGCCGAAGGCATCACACTAACAGGTCAGTATATTATTCAGAAAGTAGGCAGGGATCTTGACGCATATCTAAATAAAATTTGCGGAACAAAAGATCACAGCTATTCATTCTATTCTGATACTGATTCTTGTTATGTTACCTTCGCTCCTCTTGTGGAAAAATTTTATAAAGATAAAGATCCAGAAAAGATTGTAGATATTCTTGATGAAATATGCGAGGGTAAGATTCAGGAGATTCTAAATAAGAGTTGTAATCAAATTGCAGATTATACTAATGCTTTTGATAAAAAGATTTATTTTAAAAGAGAAGCAATCGCAGAAACAGGTGTATGGGTAGCTAAGAAAAGATATGCCTTAAATGTCTATAATAACGAAGGGGTTAAATATTCAGAACCTAAGTTAAAGGTTATGGGATTAGAAATTGTTAGATCTTCTACACCCGAACCGATTAGAGATGGATTACGTAAAGCAGTTAAACTTGCACTAACATCTGATGAGCAAACACTACAAGATTATATACGAGTATTTGAATCAGAATACAGAAAAATGAAACCTGAATTAATTTCCTTTCCTCGAGGAGTTAATGGAATAGGTAAATATACAGATAGAGCAGCCATATATAAACAGGCTACACCAATGCATGTCAGAGGTGCACTATTATATAATTTTTACTTGGACAAATATGATCTTGGTAAAAAATATGAAAAGATTAAAGAAGGCGATAAGATTAAGTTCATATATCTTAAGGAACCTAATACTATCGGTGAAAATTGTATAGCTTTCAATACTATTATACCGCCTGAATTTGATCTGCTAAAATTCGCAGATTATGATACTATGTTCGAGAAGTCATTCTTAGAACCTATGAATACAATATTAAACGGAATAGGATGGTCGGCTAAACCTCAAGCAACCCTAGAAGGATTATTCGGATGAAAAAATTATTAGTAACATTATTTGTAGCATTAGTTGCTACAGGATCTCAAGCATGGGATCAACGTCAACCATTGCCGCCAGAACAATGTAAAGTACATAGCCCATTTGGTTTTGCAGATAGCGCAAAGAAATATACACCAATTTGTCGTCAAGCATATTTTGTAGCGTATGATGCTCCTGCAAAGATTCCAGCATATGTGGCATACACACTAGAACCAAAGAATGCTCTTGGTTGTATTGCAAGAACAAATGCTTTTGTTGCAGACCAATCTATTAAGAATGGCCCTAGACCAGATGACTATGCAGGAACAGGATATGATAAAGGTCACGTATCGCCGGATGGTGACTTAAGCTGGGATCAGCAAGTTGAATATGAATCATTCCTAATGACTAATATGGTTCCCCAAGCAGGTTCATTGAATAGAGGTATTTGGAAATTATTAGAAACATCTGTGCGGGCATGGACAGTTCAATTAGATGCACCATATACAATTTATGGCGGCGGAATTTATGCTGATACAAATAAGAAAATTGGTTCAGGTGTTATCGTACCCCATGCTTATTATAAGATTGTAATCAATCGAAAAACAAATGAGTATGCTGCTTGGATGTTTCCGCATGTTGGACCTTATCCTAATTTAGGTAATGATTTAACAAAGTTTAGAGTACGTGTTTCGGATGTGAACAAAGAAGCAAAGATTGCATTTGGAGTACCACCTAATGGTAAAGAATTACAACCAGGCAAAGAGTGGCCTGTTGACTTTGGTAAACTAACCAAAGATAAAAGAGCAAAATGCAGCGGGTCAGCATCCGCGAATTGATCTTTTCACTTGACAAATACAGCGTTATATAATATAATGTACTATATACATAAGGAGATACTATGTCATTACTTGAAAAATTGAAGAAAAATTCGACGATCAAGGAAACAGAAGTTTTAAATAAATCTAAGTTCTTTCAAAAGAAAGATATGATTCAAACCTCTGTTCCTATGATAAATGTGGCGTTGTCAGGAAGTTTAGAAGGGGGCTTGACCCCAGGCTTAACAGTTTTTGCTGGTCCTTCTAAACATTTTAAGACCGCCTTTTCATTATTACTTGCGAAAGCTTATCTGGAAAAATATGAAGATGCTATTTTATTGTTTTATGATTCTGAGTTTGGTAGCCCTCAGTCTTATTTTGATAGTTTTGGGATTGATACGAACCGGGTACTACATACCCCTATAACTGATATTGAACAATTAAAGTTTGATATCATGAGTCAGATCAATAATATTGAGCGCGGCGATCATGTTCTTATTTGTATTGACTCTGTAGGTAACCTTGCATCCAAGAAAGAAGTTGATGATGCACTTGAAGGTAAGTCTGTTGCGGATATGACCCGTGCTAAACAGATGAAGTCTTTATTTAGAATGGTAACACCGCATTTGACGATCAAAGATATTCCAATGGTTGTTGTTAACCATACCTATTCAGAAATTGGTTTGTTCCCTAAACAGATTGTATCTGGCGGAACAGGCATTTATTATTCTGCAGACAACATCTTCATTATTGGTCGCCAACAGGAAAAAGATGGTACGGAGGTTGTAGGTTATAACTTTATTGTGAATGTAGAGAAATCTAGATTCGTAAGAGAAAAATCTAAGATCCCAGTTGAAGTAACATTCGAAGGCGGTATTAGTACTTGGTCTGGTTTACTAGATGTAGCAATTGAAGGCAAATTTATTGTCAAACCATCCAATGGCTGGTATTCTAAAGTTGATATGAAGACTGGCGAAGTAGAAGATAAAAAGTATCGTATCAAAGATACATATACAAAAGAATTCTGGATGCCCGTTCTTCAATCAAAAGCATTCCGGGATTATATTGAAGGCCGCTATAAAGTAGCATCTATTGATATGGTTGGAACAGAAATGACAAACATAGACATAAGCGAGGAGTTCGAGCATGCAAGTGAAGTATGAACCATGGGTTTTAAAAACAGAGGACAATGAAGTCTGGGGCGTGAAAATTTTAGATGGTGAGTTCGCAGGTTGCGCATTTGCTATTAATGAACTGGATGAAAAAGAAGGTTCCAAAGAATTGATATTAGACTATAATGTAGTCCAGCCTCCAGAAAATAAATCTGTTGAAGACGCTAGCGGGCCTAATTTTGACGCAGCACTAAATTTTATTATTCAAGACATTTTACAAAAGGCAATTGATGCATACGAAAATCGAGAAGGTAATCCTACAGAACCTGGCGAATGATGATGTTTTTATGAGAAAGGTAATCCCGTTCCTAAAGCGGGATTACTTTATTGACAACAACGAAAAGATAGTTTATGATAAGATTAAGAATTTTATAGATGAGTATAATGTAATACCCGCAAAGGACGCGTTGGTTATTGCAGCTCAAAATGATAAAAGCTTAAACGAAGATCAGTATAAGGAAATTGTAGAACTTATACATGATCTTGAACCTACAGACCATAATAAAGATTGGCTGTATAAAGAAACAGAAAAGTTCTGCAAGGACAAAGCAATCTACAATGCTATTCTACAATCTATTTCAATTATAGATGGTAGAGACAAAGCAAGGTCTGAAGATGGTATTCCTCAGCTTTTGCAGGATGCTCTAGGAGTGTGCTTCGACAATAATGTTGGGCATGATTACATTGAGAGCGCAGACAAGCGTTATGAATTCTATCACCGTGTAGAGTCGAGAGTTCCGTTTGACTTGGAATATTTTAACAAAATTACTAATGGCGGAATGCCTAATAAGACGTTGAATGTTTGTTTGGCAGGAACGGGTGTTGGTAAATCTTTGTTTATGTGTCACGTTGCAGCCTCGGTACTAGCACAAGGCAAGAATGTTTTGTATATTACTTTAGAGATGGCTGAAGAAAGAATTGCAGAGCGTATTGATGCAAATTTAATGAACATTACTATGGATCAGCTTAAGGATCTTCCTAAATCTATTTTCGATAATCGTATTGAAAAGATTAGAGCAAAGACAGAGGGAACCTTAATCATTAAAGAATATCCTACTACTGGTGCACATACAGGGCACTTTAAAGCATTACTAAATGAATTGCAACTAAAGAAACAGTTTAAACCTGATCTTATTGTAATTGATTATTTGAATATTTGCGCATCATCTAGATTTAAGGGTGGATCTAATATTAATTCTTATACGTTAATTAAGTCGATTGCTGAGGAACTTAGGGGCCTGGCGGTAGAAGAGAATGTTCCTATTCTTTCTGCTACTCAGACTACTAGAGGAGGGTATGGTAACACAGACGTGGAACTAACAGATACTTCTGAATCGTTTGGTTTGCCCGCGACAGTAGACTTTATGTTTGCCTTGATATCCACAGAGGATATGGAAAAGATGAATCAACTAATGGTTAAACAGTTGAAGAATAGATATAACGATCCTACGACGAATAAGAGATTCGTGATAGGTGTAGATAGAGCGAAGATGAAATTATATGATCTCGAACAATCTGCACAAAAGGGATTGAGTGATTCCAACATAAAATATGATCCACCAAAAGAAACTGATAGACAAAAAGGCATCTTCGGAGATAACAAACGAGACTTCTCAAAAATAAGGGTGTAGTATGCAATCACTAAAGAATACCAAATTGTCCGAAACAAATTTAAGACTAAAAGCGAATGTCGTTTTGAAAGAAATAGATAGCCCTATTCCAATGAACATTAAAGAATTGAAGGACATAAGTAAACTTGAATCCCATCAAATCATTGAAGGTGTAGATTTAACTTATATTAAACATATAAATAATTTATAGAAACAAGGGAGATCCTATGATAGTAAGTGTAAACGGAGCTAGAAATAGAGAATTAACTAAGTTACTTAAATTAGCAGCACAATCATTCGCTGATAAATTACTTTCCCCGCAACTAGAAAAGAACATCCAATTAAAGATCAAAATACATGATCATTTGGAAGCTGGCGGTTTCTGCGATTTTGAAGAAGAGGGGTTGCCAAATCCTAGAAGTTTTAAAATAGATATTTGCAGAACGAAAAAGAAAATACATATGTTCTCAGTACTTGCACATGAAATGGTTCATCTTAAACAAATAGCAAAGGGTGAAATGAAAGACAAGTATGTTAAATCTAGATACATTACTGTTTGGATGGGAGATAGATACGAGGACGATGTTAACTATTGGGATCAACCTTGGGAAATAGAAGCGTATGGTTTAGAAAATAGTTTAGTTGCTAAGTTTTTAATTGAGCATAATCAATTCAAGAATCTTCGTCAGAAGCAGGAGAATTGGTTTGTGTATGAAGAAGATAATGTTTTGGATGAGTGATAGGATATATCATGTAGTTCAAACTTAATTATAAGGAGAAGAAATGGAAAATTTAACATTTACATTTTATGATATAGTACAAATTGGTTTATTGTTGGCAGCATGTTGGGCTTGTAAGGTTTCGGGATATCAAAAGGGCATATCAGATACAATAGGATTTTTTGAGGATAAAGGAATTATAGAACTTACAGACGATCTGGAAATAGTCAAGAAGAAAGATTAATAATAAAATATTACCCCAGCAAGGACTGGGGTATTTTTTTGGCTAAAAAATGCTTGACTCCGAAATCAAACGGTGTTATAATTATGGTTCGAATGAGGAAAAGGTTATGAATTTTTCAATAGGTGCAGATATAGAATTGACGACTAAGTGGAAGTCTAACATTCTAGGACAGGAGTTTGACATTAAGTCCTTCAAGGGCAAAGTCGTTCCTAATCCAAAATGGCTAGACAGAGACTATTTGTCTCTTCATACAGGCAATCCGGAATATCCCATATCCTATATCCATAAGAAGTTTATAGTTGGGCATACTTTTACAGAAACAAGAAGCATAGCGCGCATATTTGCAGTCAAATCAAAATCTTCGGGTAAGACATATAATGTCATTTCCGAAAATGGTGAGGTGTCTTGCGATTGCGTTGGCTTCCAATTCCGTAGAATGTGCAAACATTCTGCTAAAGTTAAGTCGGTGTTGTGAAAGAACAACAGCGCCAAACTTTATGCTTGACATGCGATACAAAAGGTGTTATAATAGAGTTTGAGAACAGAAGTTTTCGGTGAAGTTAATTTTTTTATTATTAAGGAGTGATTTATGTCTAAATTTACAGTAGCAGGTGTATCGACTCAGCACGGTATCACCAAAGTCCGTTTCGCGAATGACATCGTGTCCCGTACTAAAATCTTAGCAAAAGGTGGACATTCTCCACTTGAGCTTGTCGAGTTGCCTAAGCTAATGACCAAGGCTGAAGCATGCCAGCATCTTCTAGATCTGGGTGGCGTTTTCAATCAATGGGCAGAACTCATTATTGAGACTCAGGGTAAGAAAGAAGGCAACACTGTAGCAGCAACAAAGCCTGCTAAGAAAGCCCCAGCAAAAACTCCAGCTAAGGCACCCGCTAAGGCTCCAGCAAAAGCTCCAGCAAAGCAACCAAAAATTGCTAAGCCCGTAAAAGCAGAAGATGATCTTGAGATTACAGAGATCAAAACTCTTGCCGAAGTAATGGCAGAACCAGCATTAGTTTAATAGGAGAGCAGCATGCCTAATTGGTGCAATAATGTATTGACTCTTACACATGAGAATCCTGAGTTTATCAAAAGGGCAATGGCTGCTTTTATTGAGGGTAAATTCTTAAATGAGTTTATCCCAGTTCCTGAAGAACTAACCAATCCCGATACCACAACCCATGGTGGTGATGACCGTGAAAAGTACGATAAGTTACGCGAGCAACTATTAGACAAATATGGTTATAATAGTTGGTATGACTTTTGTATTACTGAATGGGGTACTAAATGGGATGTAGGTGACGGTCATGGAATCAACGAAGTGTCCGAAAATTCGTTATGCGTTTATTTTGATTCTGCCTGGTCTCCTCCAATCGCAGCATATGAAAAACTAAGTGACCTAATTGGTTTCAAAGTTGAAGCATATTACTGCGAAGAAGGTGTTGGATTTTGCGGTAAGTGGACAACCGAGGGTGCAGAAGAGGAATACCAAATACCTAATTCTGTTGAAGAAATTTTGGAAAAGATTCCTGCGGAATTAGATGATATGTTTTGTATTTCAGAAAATCGAAAAATTTCAGAAGAAGAGGAAGCATATGACAGCGAAGATCAATGAGAACTTTAATCTAAGTTACAGTTCAAGAGAACAAAATACTAGCGATACAATCTTGGATTGTACTGTTAGTTTTGAAAATCCTAAGAGTGATGATGTTCTTATCCATCGACTAAACACTTGGCTTGAAGCCATTGGGCGTGATGAGATTATTGTTACTAAGGTTAAGCTAGATTTTTTAGATAAAAAAAGTTCTAAAAATTGAGTACAGATGTACCGAGATGTATAAATATTTTTATAGACTAAAGGACTAAAGTGCAAACACTCAAAACGATTATATGCAGACACAGTATCGGTTATCAACCGGTGGATGCCTTTGCACGTAATTCATGGGAGAGATATGAGGCGCGTTAGTTAATAGTTTATACTAAATATCTAGCAAACCTCGGTACCCCTAAAGTCCGAGGTTTTCCTTTTTATAGATTTTTTAATAACCCTGTGCTTGACAAGGTTACTAAAAGGTGTTATAATTAGCACATAATTTAAATAGATCGCTATTTAAATGAAGTTCATTTAAAATTTGCATGCCATTTCCTCTTGTAGCTCAAAGGTAGAGCAATCGATTGATAATCGATAGACGTTGGATCGTTACCATCCGAGAGGACCAAATGTCCCGTTCATCTAGAGGCCTAGGATACCGCCCTTTCACGGCGATCACACCGGTTCGAATCCGGTACGGGACGCCATTATTTTGTGTACAGGCTACAAAATAATGGCTTATGCCTAGGTGGCAGAGCGGTCAAATGCACCGGATTGCAAATCCGTAAAATCGTCAGTTCGAATCTGACCCTAGGTTCCAAAAATAATGCTTGACAAATATTGTAATGATGTTATAATAGAAACAAGTAAAAAGATCCCGTTACTATTTTCGTTAAAATAGCGCTTGATTAGCGATAGAGATCCGGTGGCAGAAAACCGTTAGCGAGAGAAATACTCAGGCTCTGATAGGCAGAATCCTAACTGCACACAGACACACAGAATAAATAGGATGGACAGAGTAACTGCTCAATTAAGGGCTGGCCTGGAAACCAGTAGCTTATCCTAATATGGTCTTAAAGTGTTCATGGACGCACGACGGCTTGTCACGCCGTAAGAGTGGGGATCGTTACCCCCTAAGACCGCCAGTATTTGCCTCGGTGACGGAATTGGTATACGTGTTGGTCTTAGAAGCCAAATTTTGCGAGTTCGAGTCTCGCCTGGGGCACCAAATAAGAGTACAAGCTCTTTATAAATCTTGTCTTTGTGTAGAACCGAACAATGCTACTACTTGTAAAAGTATCGGTTCAAAAATTTCGGGGGATTGGCGTAATTGGGAACGCAGTAGCTTTGCAAGCTTCAGTCAGGAGTTCGAATCTCCTATCCTCCACCAAGAATATGCGCCATAGGATGTAACGGAGTGTGGGTTGCTTCAACCTTGAATGCTCGGGGTTTTCTTGCGTGGGTTCGAATCCCACATGGTGCACCAAATTTATCCGTGTGTAGCTCAGCCAGGTAGAGCTCCTGGTTTGGGACCAGGTGGTCGCATGTTCGAATCGTGTCACACGGACCATATATATTCCCTAGTAGATCAGCGGTAGATCAGCGGACTGTTAATCCGTGTGTCGGTGGTTCGATCCCACCCTGGGGAGCCAAATTGGAGGTGTGGCCGAGTGGCTGAAGGCGGCAGACTGTAAATCTGTTCTGTAAAAAGCGCGGTGGTTCGAATCCATCCACCTCCACCAAATTGCCTGGTTAGCTCAGTGGTAGAGCGTCTCGTTTACACCGAGAGGGTCGGCAGTTCGAAACTGTCACCAGGTACCAATGCCCTATTAGTATAATGGTATTACACCTGTTTTGTAATCAGGTTACGGCAGTTCGATTCTGTCATGGGGCACCATATTAACTTGAAAGAAAACTATGAAATATCAACCACTTAGAAACAATATACTAGTTAAAGATACGGAACGTCAAGAAGAAACTGAAAGCGGTATCTATGTAGGCAAGACTTTAGCTGATCCTAGAGCAAAGACAGGAACTGTACTTGCAATTGGACCAGATGTTGAAGAAGTCAAAGTTGGAGATATTGTATATTTGCAATGGCAAAATATCAAGACAGTAAAAGAAGGCGATATGTATCTCGGTGTAGTTTCCGAGGATAATGTATTAGCAGTCGCAGAATAAAATACCTGCCGATAGTTCAACGGATAGAACAGTAGCCTTCTAAGCTATTAATAGAGGTTCGATTCCTCTTCGGCGGACCAGTTTATGGTAAGGAAAGTAAAAGGAGAATGGGCAACGAAAGGGGGCTAGACCCTGAGTAGTGGATACCTCACCTGCCATAATTTTTTTGTTGGGGGTTAGTGTAGCGGCAACACTACAGACTTTGACTCTGTCATCACTGGTTCGATCCCAGTACCCTCTGCCAAATTTGACAAGTTTTAAAAAAGATGTTATAATAGTGTTTTAGGAGATAAAAATGAAGCATAAGATAATCGTCAGGCAACGTAACCCCTTCGTTGTTTTGGCATTAAAAAGAAAAGCGGGTAGCCATCGTAAGCCTAACAAGGCATTACGAAGAGCAATGAATGCGGGTATAGCTCAGTCGGTAGAGCAGTAGACTTTTAATCTATTGGTCGTGGGTTCGAATCCCTCTGCCCGTACCATAGATAAACACACTGATTGACAGAGTAGCGAAGTCTGTCTTTAAGGTAGCTCCTGAGAGTGTGTTTATCTATGGTAATATATAATCGGTCCTTAACTCAACTGGATAGAGTGCTAGTCTTCGAAACTGGAAGTTGGGAGTTCGAATCTCTCAGGGCCGGCCAACTATGGTGCTTGTCGTCAAGCGGTTAAGACCTCGGATTGTGATTCCGATATTCGTGGGTTCGACTCCCATCAAGCACCCCAATTAATTTGGCGACGTAGCTCATCAGGTAGAGCAGCAGACTGAAAATCTGTGTGTGATTGGTTCGAGTCCAATCGTTGCCACCAAAAGGAAATATATGCAGAAATTTTTATTAGTAAATTACCAACCCCCCATGCGACTTTGGCATGAAGAAACTAAAACAGAAACATATCAAACTGACAATGAGGTTCCTTTTCTTTGGTTAACATTAAAATCGTATTTTAAAAGAAATTCAAAAAATCCTGAAGCATGGGATTGGTTGTTACCGATACAAAGCACATTTAACGAAAATGAAATGTTCTTGGTAGATGAAATTGTAGAACAAAATCCAGATGTACTTGGCATTTCTTGTTATGTCTGGAATGAAAGACTGACCATGTATGTCGCAGAAAAGGTAAAAGAAAGATTACCAAATATTAAAATAATTGCAGGCGGTCCTTCAATTTTATATTCAAAGGATAAAACCTATTTTAAAAAATATTGGTTTATAGATGCGGTATGTGAATATACAGGATATGGTGAAGTTTTTATAACTGAGTATTTGGATGGAACTCCTATAGAAAAAATACCATATGCAGTATATCCAACCATGAAAAGATCTTGGTGGGAAAAATCTACAGAAGAATTTAGTAAAAGATCATTT